AGACCTGGCGGCGTTGATGATGAGTTCAACACTGGTTGTTTAAGATTCAATACTACTATCGGTGCTCTTGAGTACTATGATGGTGCTCTTTGGATTCAGCCTGGTAAGTTGACTTACAGTACAGTTTCTTCATCAACTAGTGTTCAAGCAAATACTGTTTACTTCGTGAACACAGGTGGTGGATCATTAACACTAACATTACCTGCATCACCTAGTACTGGTGACACAATTACCTTCTATGACGTTGCTAAGACATTCGATTCTAACTCATTGACAGTCGCACGTAACGGTAAGAATATTCAAGGTGATGGTTCAAACCTAACAGTTTCAACAGAAAGTGCTGCGTTCAGCCTCTGCTTCTCTGGAGATACATACGGTTGGAGAATCTTCTCCATCTAATATGTGAGGGGAGTAATCCTACTCCTCTTTTTATTATGTTTCTATTCATCAGTTTATCAAGGATTGTAAATGGCCTCTTATAGATCATATAGAAAAATAAGATCTGATCAAATTCCATCAGGTTCTATTGATGCTGGGAGCAAATTGGCCAGTGGCGTTGCACCAAGATATTGTGTAAAACATATTTTCGGTCATCAATGTTACTGTACGCCTGGTTGTTGCTGCAATTGGACGGTTCCTTCTGGAGTTGAAAAAATTACTTTTGAACTCTGGGGTGCTGGTGGTAATGGTGCTGGTGCATGTTCTTGTAACAGATGTCAGCATTTCCAAGGTGCTGCTGGTGGAGCATATAATACTAAGACAATCAGTACAAATGGTGGTTGTTCTTATACTGTATGTGCTGGTGGAGTTTACAGGTGTTGTTCTAGAGAGTGTAACGGATGTAATGGATGTTCATCTTATGTGAACGGTTACAATTTAAGTAACTTCTGCGCTCACGGTGGTGCAAGAGGTTGTACTAATGGTGACTGGTCAGTTGTTTGTACATCTAGAAACTGGTGTTGCGCTTCGCCTGGAACTTGGGGTGGAGACTTTGCGATGGCTGGTCACCAAGACGGATTCTCAGGTCACTGGAACTGTCACTGTACTGGTGATGTTAACAACCATTGTACAACAGGTGCTCCGTTCTTGGTATCAAGTACAGAAAACCAGTTAGACCAATGTTGGATGCGTTGCGGTTGTTGGACTGCTCCTTATGCAACAGGTGGTCAAAGTGCTATGACTACATATTGTGGTCGTTGTTGTGGTCAGGGTGGTCAAGGCGGCTCTGGCATGGTAAGAATCACTTACGTCTAGGATAGGAAATGGCAAGTTATTCATCATACAAAAAAATTAATGGAGATCAGTTAGAGTCTAATGCTCTATCTGCAAGTAGTTTTAGTACTTCTCCCAATGAAACCTATGGCGTCAAATGGTTCTTTGGAACCATGTGTAGATGTTCGCCAGGTTGTTGCTGCAACTGGACAGTCCCATCCAATGTCGAAAACATGTGGATTCAGGCTTGGGGTGCTGGAGGAAACGGTACTGGTGCATGTTCATGTAACAGATGTCACCACTGGCAAGCTGCCCAAGGTGGATACTACAACACCAAAATGATTGAAACCAATGGTGGTTGTGGTTATACGGTATGTGCTGCTGGTGTTTATCCATGTCTCTCAAGAGAGTGTTATGGATGTGTAGGTTGTTCTTCCTATGTAAATGGACACAACTTATCAAACTTCTGTGCTATTGGTGGATGTAGAGGTAACGCTAACCCAAGTTGGTCTACTGCTTGTGCATCTGTTAACCCATGTTGTAGAGCGCCTGGAAACAACGGAGGAGACTTTGGTATAGGTAACCACTCATCTGCATGGTCAAACTCTAGACACGATACTTACAGAGGATGGTGTCACTGTTATCATTATGGACATTCTCCAACTTCTGCACCTCTAATTGGTACAACTGCGTACCAGTCAATTAGAAACTGCTGGATTCGTTGTGGTTGCTGGATCGTTCCTTATGGACACGGCGGCTTGAACGCACTAACCACATATTGTGGTAGATGCTGTGGCCAGGGTGGTACTGGTGGCGGTGGTCTAGTCAAAATTACATACTTCTAAGGGGAAGCAATGGCAAGTTATTCATCCTACAAACAAATTACTAACGCAAGGATCGTTGATGGTTCTATCCCTGGCTCTGCGGTGCAGTCTGGTACTTTCTCAAACTGGTGTGTAAAATGGATTCGTGGTAATCCTGGCAACAGAACACAGGGATGTTGTTGTAACTGGTCTGTACCTACAGGAACAAAACGAATTACGTTTGAACTCTGGGGTGCTGGAGGAAATGGTCACGGTCAATGTAACTGTAACCGTTGTGGAAACTGGCACGCTGCTGGTGGAGGATATTACAATACAAAGACTATTAGTACTAACGCAGGTTGTTCATACACTGTATGTGCTGGTGGCGTATATCGTTGTTGTTCAAGAGAATGTGTAGGATGTCATGGATGTTCATCCTATGTAAATGGATATAACTTAAGTAATTTCTGTGCAATGGGTGGTGCAAGAGGATGTTATACTAACGACTGGAACGATACTTGTATGACACATTATGAAAGATGTTGTATGCAACCTGGCGCATGGAATGGAGACTTTGGTATGGGTAACCATGCTGGAGCCTCATACAGAGCTGGTGGTTGGAACTGTCACTGTTTCTTCAACAACGATGCTATCCCAACTGGTGCTCCGTTTATCGGAACTCTGGGTGTTAGTTACGGTGTAAGACAGTGTTGGGTACGTTGTGGATGCTGGACTGTACCATACGGTCACGGTGGACAGGGTGCTATCACAAACTACTGTGGAAGTAGTTGTTGTGGACAGGGTGGTACTGGAGGATCAGGATTAGTTAAGATAACTTACGTCTAAATAAAATATAGTTCGAGATGGATCGGAGGGGTTTCTACCCCTCCTTTTTTTTGTTTTTGTATAAATAGTGCCGAAGGAGTAAACCCGAAGAAATCCGAAACAAATGGCAACCAAAATTATTTCACACGCTTGGAAGTTAGATCTTCCGAATAGTTTCCTTGTAGACCACTCATTTAGTGATGGAAAGCAAAGAGATCAAACATACGATGGCCCCGACAAAATCTATTTACAGATCGGTGCTAATGGAAAAGAGATCTATGGCCCTCTTACAGAAGACGACATTGCAGATGGTCGTCCAAAACCTATAGACGTAGTTCAATGGTTTGAAGTTGATTGCACAAGATCAAATAAACATGCTTTGATATGTCAGTTACGTGGCCCCGTTGTAGACGAAAAAGAAGAGAGTCGTGACTTATCTTCTGACGTAGCTCATCCAGGCTCACCAGATATGAGTTCTGATGGATATCCACAGTTCACATATGGTTCTGTATTATATCCAGATGACATCTTTGACTTTGAGAGTATCACAGTTTCAAATCCTGGCTCTGCTGGCCCAGACGATATCTCTATTACTGCATACACCGCTAAACAGAAAATGAACGGTGCTGATCAGGACAAGACATGGGATATGGTCAGAGCTCATAGAAACACTGAATTGGAATCAAGTGACAGTCTTATTGCAGAAGATATGCCTGATGATATGAAAGCCAAACTTAAGACTTGGCGTCAACAGTTAAGAGATCTTCCTAACAAAATGGCAGCTGCAAATGTTCATCCAAACGTTGCTGATAACATGTTCCCAATGAACCCATTACATGTTGATCCTCCTGCTGATCCTGATGATAATGCAACAGAAGCAGAATCATGGAAACCACCATATATGTAAATTAAAGTGATATATAAAAGAGACCTACGGGTCTCTTTTTTAATGTTTTGAATTATTATGTTTGAAATTAATCCTATTGTATATTCAGATATTCATATAGAAAAGTGTTATGATTATTATAAAGATAATGACTATGGTTATGTCTGGAGAAAGATATTTGTTATAGATAACTTCTATAAAAACCCAGATGAAGTGAGAGATTTTGCTTTATCTTCTAAAGTATCATACGATAAAGATATATTGGGCGGTACAGTAGGTGGAAGAGTCTGTGAAGATAGTCCAGAAATGATTAAGAATTTAAAACCAGTATTTGAACAATTATGCCAACATAAGGAGTGGTATAATTTAGAATGGGATCAGGAACATTTTAATGATAAATGGGACAAACAAAAATTTATAGTAAATGTTACTCGTGATGAGGATATAAATGGCAAACAAACTCACCATAAAGATAATATCAATACCAAGTGGGCAGCATTAGTATATCTGGGTGAGGGGCCTGGAGGGACAAATTTCTATCAATGGAACGAAGGTACGCCATTGGGTAGGGATTACGACATAAGAAAAGATATTGTATTTACAAGTGAGATGAAATATAATAGAATGTTATTGTACGAAGCACGACAAATGCATGGTGCTATACTAGAAAAGGGTATGTTTGATACAGATCCTCGTCTGGCACAGGTATTTTTTATGTGACTATATAGTACAGGATTATGAAACATAATTATCCTTTTTTCAACTTGAGGTGACAACAAATGAGATCTAAAGCCTTTTTCATTAATGGAGGAGCTGGAAGAGTTATTAGCTCCATCCCTGCATTTGAGAAATATGCAGAGACGAATGATGATTTTATCATTGTATGCGAGGGTGGTACAGACTTCTTTAAAGGTCACCCAACATTAGACAGTAAAGTCTACGACCACTGGCATAAGAATCTATTTCAAGAACACATCAAACAACGTGATTGTGTTAGTCCAGAACCTTATAGGGTATGGCATTACTACAATCAAAAGTGTAGTTTAGCACAAGCCTATGATATGGAAATCAATGGCTTGGATGAACCAAGAGAACTGCAAAAACCAACTATTAATCTTAATAAAGTTGAGGTTATTAGTGGATATAATATAGTTGAAGAAGTTAAATCAGTAACCAAGAAAGATAAAGTTATTGTTATTCAACCATTTGGTAGATCTGTAGAACAGATGGGAGAATTTATTGCAGATTCAACTTCCAGAAGCCTTCCTATGAATGCTACTGTTGATATAATAAATCAATTGAAGAAAGATTATGCAGTTATTGTTATGAGTGAATATCATTTTCCAGTTGAGGAGAATGAAAATAATGCAAAACATCCTATCGCTAGACCTCAAATTCAAGACATGAGAGTTTGGTCTGCAGTAGTTGATGTTGCTGATCATTTCTTAGGTTGTGACAGTATGGGACAACACATGGCAAGAGCTCTTGATAAGACTGCTACTGTAGTTGTGGGATCTACTTACCCAGAAAATATTAGTTATCCTGACCATAAGGATTTTGATATTATTGATGTGGGTAACGGTAGAAGAGAGTACGCACCAATAAGGATTACTATGGATGAAAGGGTTGATCGTTTTAACGATGAATCGCTAGAATTGGATAAACAACAGATTAAAGAAATTGTAGAGTCTTGTAGAAAGAGATTGGGTAAACCAAAGGCATATACTGGAACCTTTGTTCCTCCACAACAAAATCAAAGTTCTTGTTGCGATAATAATACTTCCCAACAGCAACTTCAACCACCTCCAACGAGACAAGATGCGTTCCAACTTTCTCAGGGCCAACAGATGCAACCTATTCCACCTAATAGGCCATCTCAGACTGGAGCTCCAAAACCCAATTTTACTTTGAATAGACCAAAACCACCAAGTAAAGGTTTTAAACAGGAAGTTAAAAGTCTGTTAAATGCAGATAAAAAGAATAGTATTACTATAGAAAAAAAATCTAAGTGAGGTTAGATAATGACACAATGGATTGCTGCAATAGCCAGAGGGCATAACTCTGGTCTTTGCCTTTTAAAAGATGGAGAATTGATTCTTTCTATTGAAGAAGAAAGGATATCCAGAAAGAAATATGATGGTGGCCCTCTTGGGTCTATGGTCAAAATACTTGATTATACGGATAGGTTAGACTATCTTGTAATTGCACATACACAACCCCTTAATCAGGCTGGTAGTATTGATTTTACTGGTGAGAATATGTACACAGGCCTAGCAAGAAAGTTAGGTTTGATTGATAGGACTGCTGATCTATATGATCATCCTCAAGTTATTGATATGAGTCATATTCATCATAAACTTCATGCCTCTTGTGCATTTTTTAGATCAGGTTTTGAAAGTGCAGTTGCTGTTATTGTTGATGGTGCTGGAACTTTCATTCCGATGCAGATTGAGAAAGAACAGGAGATGACATGGGAATTGGAAACTATATTCAAGTGCAATTATCCAGATCAATTTAAGACATTATATAAACATCAAGGCGGTAGAGGCCCTTGGGGTGCTGTAAGGATGGATAACTTTCCTTCAGATAGAGAAGAGGAGGAAGGAACTCATCAAATGTTTTTAGATGATTCTGCTGGTATTGTTAAAGCATATGAGGCAGTAACTCAATACTGTGGATGGGCTCCTATTGAAGCTGGTAAGACTATGGGATTATTCCCATACGGCAAACCTAATGATAATATTCCAGAGATCTATACTGATTATGATGGAATGTCTGATTGGCCAACTGCTAATAGAGATCTAATAGTACCAACTTATCCTAATGGTGCTGTTGTTAATCATGGTAGATTTCCAGAAATTAGAAATCCAAATGATTTAAAACAAGAAGATGATTTAACAAAATTGCAAAGTCGTAGAGATATGGCATATGCAATTCAAACTGAGTCTCAACAGATGGTATTGGATCTCATTCTTAAGGCAGTTGAGATGAGTGGAGAGAAAAATGTAGTTCTCTCAGGTGGATATGGATTGAACTGTGTTGCAAACTATTGGTTCCTTCAGGAATTAGAACATGAGGGTATTAATCTATTTGTAGAACCAGTGAGTAATGATGCTGGTACTGCTATTGGTGCGGCTTATTTGCAATTAGCAAGGGTTACTAAAGACATGAATGTTAAACCCAAATTGCATGATTTATATACAGGGCCTTCATATGATTATGATACAGAGTATATACAAGCACTTGCAGAACATTATGGTGCATCAAGAATCTTTGAAGCAGATCATAAAGATGCAGTAGAACTTATTACTAATAAGAATATTGTTGCATTGTTCCAAGGTAAATCAGAAGCAGGCCCTCGTGCATTGGGTAACAGGTCTATTCTTTATGATGCTCGTGATCCAGATGGTAAAGATCATGTGAACGTTGTTAAACGTCGTGAATACTTTAGACCATTTGCAGGTTCTATTCTAAAAGAACATGTACATGATTGGTTTGATCTTCGTGGTATGGATGATACTCCATTCATGATGTATGCCGTTAATTGTAAGGAAGGTATTCAAGAAAAGATTCCAGCAATCATTCATGTGGATAATACATGTAGGATTCAAACAGTTACTCCAGAAGTTAATAAAAACTACTATGAGATCATTCAGGAATATTATAAACAAACAGATTGTCCTATAATATTCAATACATCCTTCAACCTTGGCGGAGAACCTCTTGTAGAGACCCTAGACGACGCTCTAAGGACGTTGGCGAATAGTTTGATAGAATACCTCTATTTGCCTGAGTATGGTCTTATGATCGAAGTGAAGAACTAGTGAAAATTGTTATAGTTGGTGGTGGAACTTCTGGATGGTGTACAGCTGCAGCTATACTCCATGAGTTGCCTCATGCAAAGGTAGTATTAATTGATAAAGATGTTCCTATTCCTTTAGGTGTTGGTGAAGCAACTCTTATTGGTTTTGAACCATTTTTAAGCAATACATGTGGATTTGATTCTAATGAATTTTTAAAAGAATTAGATGTCGGATTAAAGGGCGGTATCTTATTCCCTGATTGGGGATATGAAGGCAGTAATGTATGGCATCCTTTTAATTTTCAAAGGTATCCTTTTTCAGATTCTCCTGTACCTATGACAGATGCTTGGTCTAATCACCAAGATAGAGATTTCCAAAAGTTAATGGCATTGTATATCACATCAATGTCTAATAAAATTGATAAAGGTGCATTGGGAGATGCTTATGCTTTACATGTTGATTGCCTCAAATTAATAAAATATATTCGTAACAAAATTGAAGATAGTATTAAGTTTATAAAGTCCGAAGTAAAAGAGATAAAAAAAGACTCTAGTGGTAACATACACACTCTTATACTGGAAAATGGTGAGAAAGTTTCTGGCGATCTGTTTGTAGATTGTACTGGATTTAATAGTGTTCTTAAGGATAATAGAGATAGAGTTGATCTATCAGATCGTTTATATGTTAATACTGCTCTTGCTGGACATATCCCATACACTAATAGAAAAGAACAATTCAAACCCTATGTTAATTGTCCAGCAGTAGATAGTGGTTGGATATGGGAAATACCATTGCAGTCTAGAATTGGATCGGGAATAGTTTTCAATAGAGATATAACATCTCCTGAAGAGGCCAAACAAGAATTCTATGACCATTGGGGCCAAGAAGTAGATTTAAAACTAATAGATTGGACTCCATATTATGATAATAATATGTGGGATAAAAATGTAGTATCTATTGGGTTGTCTGCTGGTTTCATAGAACCATTAGAGAGTACTGGTCTTGCTTTAATAATAGAAGGTATAGGCGCCTTAACTAGATTGATTGGATCTGGATACTATAACCAATATGATATTAATTATTTCAATACTCATATGAAATTTGGTTTTGAACAGTGTATAGATTTTGTTAATATGCATTATTCAAAATCATATAAAGATACTAAGTTCTGGAATTATGTGAGAGATAATTATAAGATGTCTAAGGCTCAAGAGTTTTATCAAGAAAATATGTTGTCTCAAGATCCTACTATATGTGGAGGCAAGGGATTTATATTTGGTGGAATGAATTGGATAAATTGGTTAATACAAATGGGATATGAAATATCCCCTAAGGCCTATTTCAATCCTGATAATCTCGATGAGAGATTAAAAATGTTGGAAGGAACAACTGAAGATGATGTAGTCAATCATCTAGAATTCTGCAATAAATTTTTATGCAAGTAAGCAATGTAGTTATAGTTGGTGGAGGATCGGCAGGATGGATGACAGCTGCTTGTCTTGCACACGAATCACATGTCAATGTGACATTAGTAGACAAAGAAGTGCCAACTCCTTTAGGAGTAGGAGAAGCGACACTTCTTAGTTTTGAAAAGTTTATGAATCAAAATTGTGGTTTTAATTCTAATGAATTTCTTGCAGAATTGGATGCTGGATTGAAGGCAGGAATATTGTTTAAAGATTGGGGTTATAAAGGTAATGAAATTTGGCTTCCATTTTATTGGTTAAATTATCCTTTTTCTGATCCACCAGTATCAATGATTGATGCATGGTCTACTACTCAACATCTTGATTTTAAAAAGTTAGAAGTTCTTTATCAATGTTCTATGTCAAACATAATTGATAGAACTCAATTGGGTGCTGGTTATGCCGTACATATTGACTGTATAAAATTAGTTGAGTATATTCAAAATAAGATTAAAGATAAGATTACTTATATTAATGCTGCCGTAAAAGAACTAGTAAATAATACTCTTTACCTTAAGAATGGTGATACAGTTGAAGGAGATCTGTTTATAGATTGTACTGGTTTTAGAAAACTTCTTGGGCGTAGTAGTTTTGATAGAGTACCTTTAACGGATCGTCTGTATGTTGATACGGCAGTCGCAGGGCCTATTCAATATGAAGATAAGGATGTTGAATTCAAACCATATACTACAACCACTGCCGTTGATCATGGGTGGATATGGAATACTCCTTTACAGTCAAGAATAGGGAGTGGTTTAGTTTTCAATAAAAATATAACTGACGTAGATGAGGCAAAAATTCATTTCTGTAATTTCTGGAATAATAGGATAAAAGAGGATGAATTAAAAGTTATTGATTGGACTCCATATTATAATAAAACTCAGTGGAACAAGAATGTAGTTTCTATAGGATTGAGTGCTGGTTTTATAGAACCATTAGAGAGTACGGGTTTAGGATTAATTATAGAGGCTATTAAGACTCTAAGTAAGTTATTGAATGATGGATATTGTAGCCAATCCGATATGGATTATTTCAATAGTCGTATGATATGTTCTTATGAACAATGTATAGATTATGTAAATTCTCATTATTCTGCATCAGATATAGAAAGTCCTTTCTGGAATTATGTTAGAGAAAACTATAAGATGTCTGAAGCACAAAAAGTTTATTTGAAAGAAATGTCATCAGAAAATAAAACTATTCTGCCTGGCGGAAAGGGATTTATATTTGGAGTTGGTAATTGGATACATTGGTTAATACAGGCTGGTTATCCTCTTGAACCAAGGTCATGGATGAAACATGAGACAATGGAAAGTTCCCTAAATCATCTTATAGATTGTGAAGATCGTAAGATTGAGATTGGAAATGATCTCATAACTCATAATAGATTTTGTGAAATGTTCCTATGAATAGAGTTAAAAAGTTAGTTATAGTTGGTGGCGGAACAGCGGGATGGATTGCTGCATCTTGGTTCCATAGGAGATGGGGATCTATGATGGATGTAACTATAATTGATAAGTCAAAGCCAGAAAGAGTTGGAGTTGGTGAAGCTACTCTTTTAAGTTTCCCATCAGTAATGCAAAACATGGGATATAAAGTAGAAGAATGGTTTAATACAATAGACGCAACTTTTAAAGCAGGTATATTATTTCCTGGCTGGGGTAGTGAAGAAAATGTAGTATGGCATCCATTTGGTTTTGCTAGTGTAGGAGAAGAAAAAGTTCCATTATATGATATATGGACTAATTATCAGAACAAATATGATATTAAAGATATATCTCCACTCTATCGTTCGTGTACTAAGAACTGTATTGAAGTAGATTGCGTAAAAGATACTTATGCTTATCAGATTGACTGTGGTAAATTAGTTCAATTTTTACAAAATAGAGTTGCTCCTTCTATTGAGTATATAAAATCAGATGTTGTAGAGGTTATTAGAGATGGACAGGTAGATGATATAACTTCTTCTAGTATTAAACATTTAGTATTAGATGATGGGTCAAAAATTACTGGTGATCTATTCATAGATTGTACTGGTTGGAAACAGTTACTTATTGGTAATGATAATGTAGATTATAGTGATAGATTGTTTATAGACAGTGCTCTTGCTGGAAGAGTAAAATATATTGACCCAGATAAAGAACAACATCCATATACAGATTGTGAGGCCTTAGAACATGGATGGAGATGGAGGATACCGACAAGATCCAGAATAGGTACTGGGTATTGTTTTAATAGACATGTTACCGATCCAGATGAAGTGGCAGATGCTTTTGTAAAACATTGGGACAATAGAATTAGTAAAGATGAATTGAAACTTTTGGACTGGAAACCTCAAAGAGTTAAGAAGTTTTGGAGAGGTAATGTAGTTTCTATAGGATTGAGTGCTGGTTTTATAGAACCATTAGAAAGTACGGGACTTGCCTTGATGATACGGGGATGTGAATATTTGGAAGAATGTATGTATGGTTGTGTCTATAATCCAAGTTACGAACCAGAGGTATATAATATTAGAATGTTAGCTAACTACGAAAGTGCTGTTGATTATATCAATATGCATTATGCATATACCAAACGAAAAGGTAAGTTCTGGGATTATGTTAGGGCAAATTGGAAGAAATCTGGTATGCAACAATATATGGAAGATCAAATTAATGATCCAGACTTCCAGACTATACAAAGTGATAGAACTAGTTCGTTTTTTGGAGGATCAAATTGGCACGTTTGGTTATTGCAATTAAGAGATCAATCTATTCCACAAAAAACATATTGGCATAAAGCAAAACAAGATGTTGTGCCGAGGTTTAATAGATATATTGATACACTCAATAATAATGTGTTAGAATCAACTAAACAAAAAGTTTTAATTAATGCTTGGTATGGATAAAAAAATAGTATGGTGTAATGGCACCTTTGATATTCTGCATCCAGGCCATATAGAACTGTTTAAGGTTGGTAAGTCATTAGGTGACATACTAATAGTAGCTACAGATACAGATGAAAAAATTCGTAAAGATAAAGGTGAGAATAAGCCGATCAATAATCTCTGTGATAGAGTTTGCATGTTACAATCGATTAGATACATAGATGAAGTATTGTATTTTAATGATAGAAGTGAGTTAGAAGGCTTGATCCAGTTATATAATCCTGATATACTCTTATTGGGAAGTGACTGGCAAGGAGGAGATGTAGTAGGAATTGAACATGCTAAGGGTGTTAGATTCTTACCTAGATTAAATTACTCAACTACTGATATAATTAAGAAAATTCGTGGAACAGTTTAACGTACTTGTTATAGGTGATAAGTGTACTGACAAATACATCTATGGTGAATGTAAACGTCTTAGTCCAGAACAACCTATACCAGTTTTAGATAAAACTCATATAGAAGAGAAGCCTGGAATGGCTGCAAACACGGAAGTGAATTTGCAGGCATTTGGTGTGAATACTCTTTTAATATCTCAAAGGGAAGAAATAGTCAAGACTAGATTTGTAGATTCTAATAGTGGATATCAATTGCTTCGTTTGGATGAAACTCCTAAAGTTGGTAGAATTGCTAATGCAGAGTTGAGAATGGCCTTGTTGCATATGAATCCTGATGCCATTGTTATTTCTGATTATGATAAAGGATATCTTAATGATGATGATCTGTGGAGTTTATGTCATAATTTCAATAGACCAATCTTTGTAGATACAAAGAAACGTAGACTTTTTCAAAAAGATAATGTATACTGGAAAATAAACGAAAAAGAATTTAATGACCTTGACAAAGATCATTTACCTAACGACACTCATCTCATTGTCACTTTGGGATCTCGTGGGGTAAAATGGGCAGGAACTACATTCCTACCACAGACAGTCAAGGTATTTGATGTATGTGGGGCTGGTGATACATTCCTAGCTTCTTTGGTATATCAATTTTTAAAAACTAAAGATATGCGGAAGTCTATAGACTTTGCCAATAGAGCTGCTGCAATATCTGTAACACATCCTGGCGTTTATCATTTAACTCAGGATGATATAGAATCACTTTATGGAGGAGGAAATGAAAAGGTCAGATCTGATGCATTACAGGCTCCAGGCATGGATGCGAGAGCACAGTTGCAAAGACATTGAGTATCTTGGTGTGAGGAAGGATACTCTTGGTGAAGATAAACATTTTTATAGAATTGGAACACATGAAGTTCCTCATGATGCCATAGAAGAATTGGAAATGGAAGAGGTGGAAGAATGAGGTATTGCTTTGACATTGATGGTACGATTTGTACCCCAACTAAGGGAAGGGATTACGAAAGTGCCCAACCATATAAGAGTAGAATTGACACTATAAATAAATTGTACGATGAAGGAAACTATATTATTTTCCTCACAGCTCGTGCTATGGGTAGATTCTCAGATGAGAG